CTTCAGGCAAGGCACCATAGATCTCATTGACATCATAGCCAGCCATAGCCATATTGTTGATAGCTTCAGCTGCTTCAGTCGCAGAGAATTTTGTTTCAGCACCCATCTGTTTTGCCAGGGAGCTCAAGGAGTCCATAGTGTTTACTGTCTGACCATTCAATTCAAAAGTGCTATCAGCAGTAAGACCCATTGTTGCTTGAACCTGAGACATAGCAGACTCAAAAGTCGAAGCTGTTTTTACTGAAAGTGTGCCGAGACCAACAAGAGGTAGTGTCACGGTCTTTGTTAAGGTAGACCCGACTTTCCCCATTGCAGAGGAAAGAGCAGTCATCTTGTCTCCAGCTTTTGTGCTTTTGTCAAAGAATGTCTGCATGTCTTGCGATGCAGTTGTTAAACCTTTCTTGAAATTGCTTGTATCAAGCAACAGGTAACCAACTGCAGAACCCAAATCAAGAGCCAAAGAACCACCTCCAATCACTCATATTTTGCATACAAACTGCTCAAAGTTTTTACATGTGTAACAAACTTTGGCTCTTCTTTATTGTCAAGATGAGACATGATCAAAACACATGCCTCATCAAAACAATAAGAAGTGTATTCATCCAGATCCCCCAAGAGTTGGGAGGGTCTGACTTTATACCTCTGTGCCACTCCCAGCAGCTGCAGTATTCTCGGACTTTTCACGAAATGGGTCAAGTGCTTTGACACCTCGCTGAGAATAGGAGAACACAAACATCATCTGATCATCAGTCAGCTGGATGCCAGCATCTTTGATCTGCTGGTAAGTAGGCTCAACGAAGCAAGCATCACAGATCACATCAAGGATCTCCATGACATCACTCATAGCACCTTTGTTTTTTTCATCCATAGTGCCATTGATGAAAAGAGTATTGGCCGACTGCAGCAGAGAGTTGGGAATTCGACCTGCCTTAACCAAAGCAAGCATAGATGGGCGCTTCAGACGAGCCACAAAAGACTGACCCTCAGCAAAAGGTGGAAGTTCCACCAGCTGACCCATAGAATAGTTCTTCAGAGCTTCAAGACTTGTTACTTCCATTGTTTACTCCCCCACTGTTGGCAGCTGTTTGACATAGGTGATCTTGTACGGTGGTTCACCATTTGCCGGAGCGCTGTTGATTGTGTACTCTGGTGCACGGAACTCGTCATCTTTGGCACTGAAAGAAACGGGAACACCCTTGCAGTGCGGATAAGCACACTTCTCATAGCCAGTGATCAGGCCAGCAGCGTCATAGATGGCGGTGTAGATGTTGCACTCAAACTCATCGACCTCTTCCTTGGAGCCAGCGACAGGTGGTGTATAACTGCTGACACCAAAGCCAGCATCAGTATCACCCTCTGCAGTCTGCTCAGCAGTAGTCCAATACTTGATGGTGCCACCCTGAAGGATCTTCACCAGCTCAGCATTGAACACATTATCGGTCAGAGTAATGGTATTGCCAGTGATAGTGACCTGCTCACGCTTCTGAGCAATCAGAACACCCTTGACAATCAGCTTTACAGCATCAGTAGTCTCGGACTGAACCGACAGACCAACTTCTGTAGCAGTTGTTAAGGCGATCTCATCAGTCTTGCCTTTGGGCTTGCATGTGACCATTGCCACATCAATGGTTGCAACTTCGTTGCCCTTTTTTGTAGCCATAATTATTTCCTCCTTGTAAAGTTATTTCATTCGTCGATAGTTACAATATTGTTCAGATACCATATGACCCTTGACAGAGTCATCATAGTATGGAGCTGTTTGATAGTGCATTGGCCGGATCATAGGTTTCAGCTCTCGCATAGCATCTTCCATCAGCTCAACATATTTCTCGAGATATGTGTAGTCGTTTTTGGGTACATAGCAAAGAATGTCATACAAATACTGGTTAGACGAATATTTCCCAGCTTGATTCATTCCGGCTCCTTTAACAACAATATAAGGAGTGACACACTCCCCTTTGTGCTGAGCCGGAGTATAGACATCAAAACCCTTGGCAACCAAGTGATCATAGATATCCATATATCGGGTTTCACCAGCCATGGCGTGTCACTCCTTTATTTCAATCTGTCCAAAAGGTTTTCAAACCCTGGCAGAATTTCATTTTGTCCAACTTCTCGGATGGTGTCTTGAATTATTGCAAACCTCTTTTCGTTGGCCAATTCCAGCCAAATACCATAATCAACACCGTGCGCCAGTCGCAGTTTATACCCAGTTGCTACTGTAAGGACATCACCCTTTAGACGCTGCCGAGCTGCTCCAGTGCGATCAGTCCATCTTCGGTGCTCTTTGGCATAGTTTTGAAGCTTGAGTGCTCCAGTTTCTGCATACATTCGTATTGCGTCATCCGCTTTATCAGGAGCTCCTTGAAGAGCGTTCAACAAAGACTCAGCATCAAACTTTATACCTGCCATAGGATCACTTCCAACGATATATCAAAAGCCAACCCAAGCATATTGATGTCAAGGACACCTGTGACTTTGTAGGTACAATTGTCAATGATGACTTTGTCATCAATATGCAAGAGTTTTGCTTTTGGGTCATTTGTTAGGATCTGGGGAGATTGCTTTGCAGTAATTGTGGAACCATCTGTAGCTGTTTTCGTGACATAGCTAGCAGTAGAATGAAGCACACCTTTGAGCTCAGCAATAAGCTCTTGCTCGCCAGTAGATTCTTTATACTTGTTTAGCCTGTCACGATTGAATTGGTACATAACCCCAAGAGTGTCAATCATTCGCTTGACTTTATGGGGTTGAAACTTTGGGGTCTTCATCAGTTATCACCCGTGAGGATTCCACTGTTCGTGGGTCGATATCTAGAAGCCATGCGACGGAAATACTTGCTACTATCTGCAGTAGTCAAGCCATTTATGGTTAAGGTTGTATCTTCTGCCTTGATGCAAAGACAGTTGTATGCAGCCAAATCAACATCTCCGCCAGCACGGTCCAGATGGTACTGAAGTTCCGCATCACTGAAGAACGGAACATCTTCTTCACGACAGATCATCTTCAGTTCTTCAATGCCTGCAGCCATTTCAGTCCTCCTCGTTCATTGCCTCACGAATTGCATTTCTGATGTCACGCTTGGAGCGCATACCCTCGGCATCAATGCCATACTGTTCTGCCAGCTGGCGAAGCTCACCCAGAGACAAGGAGCTGAGTGGACGTTCGGAGAGATCCTCATCTTCATTGGTAATTTCGTCCTCCAGGACGTCTTCCTGATCTGGGTCAGGCAGGTTCATACCAGAGATGATGGGCTCCTTGTGGTCGTCTGTAGACCAGCCCTGGTCTTTGAAGATAGCTTCAAATGCACCAGCAGAAACTTTGGCGGTCAGATCGCCTTTGCGGATAGTGATCATTCAAGTCACCTCCGATCATTAGCCGGAGTGAGAAACATCAGCGATGATGATCTGATCAGCAGCTTCAAAGCTGGGTAGACAAATCATAGAGACCTTGGTTTCAACATTGACCGGATCAAACTGACCATGGGTAGCAACAGCAACACCAGTGTCAGTGATAGCCACCTGTGTGCTGTTGCCAATCTGACCAGCCATCAGATCAGACTCCTCAGGAGTAGTGCCGAACCAGGTGCTGCCCAGATCACCCTCAGGAATAAGGGTAAAGGTATTTGCAGGGATGAACGGCTTGGTTGCACCAGCTTCATCAA